CACCGTCATCGGTGAAATCGTAGCCGGTATCGTACTCGGTCCGTCTGTGCTCGGCCATCTTTTGCCGGGGGTATCTGCGTTTCTTTTTCCACTCGAGTCATTAGGTAATATCACCTCAAACCATACCTTCTATTACCCGTAAGTCACTTCTCGAGTTATTTAATAAAGCTCCTGACGAAAACTTAAAACCGGATTTTGATTATAAAGGCACTTCAACTGACGTTTTTAACTTTAATCCTTTGCTTAATACTGCTCGCTTGTTAGACTTGTTAGGTTATGGAGTTTACCTTAATTCTGATGGTACAAAGCGAAAAGATATAGAAGTAGACACACTTGCTACTAGCGAACGTGTGACACCTTTTCGACTTCTAGCTTACCAAAAAATCTATGCTGATTATTACAGAAATACTACTTACGAAGCTATAGATGTTTCTTCATTTAATATTGATAATCTTAATAATTTATCAATAAGTGATTTCAGTAAGTTTGCCAAATTACGATATCGTAATGCTCAACTAGATTATTTTACTAACTTACGTCCTACTCCATTATTTACTGATATTTCAAGTGGAATGTTAGACGGTCTTTACGGTGTTTCTCAAAATTCCGTACTAGGTGAAGTCACACAAGATACTTCTGGTTATTCGACTTCCCCTGGTGGATATACAGTTGATATTAAGCAATCTAATTCATCTATTCTTAGTGTTTCTACTATTCGAAATGCATTTGCACTTGATAAGCTTTTGCAAATTACGCAACGTGCAGGTAAAACATACGCTGAGCAAATTAAAGCTCATTTCGGCTATGAAGTATCAGAAGGTCGAGATGGCAAAGTTTCCTATATAGGTGGTTTTGATAGTAATATACAAGTCGGTGACGTTACCCAAACTGCTGGTACATCAGCAACACCCGAGCAAGGTGTTTCCATTAAACACGGTGGTTATCTTGGCCGAGTGACAGGAAAGGCACAAGGTAGTGGTTCTGGCCATATTGAATTTGATGCACATGAACATGGCATTCTGATGTGTATTTATAGTCTTGTCCCTGATATGCAATACGATTCAACTAGAATTGACCCATTTGTTGTTAAACAAAGTCGTGGTGATTTCTTTATACCTGAGTTTGAAAATCTAGGTATGCAGCCGTTGCAAGGTCGCTTTATTTCTGACCGTTCTACTGAACAAGGCGACCGTTTTAAAGGTTGGCAACCACGTTATAGTGAATACAAAACTGCACTTGATATCAACCACGGTCAGTTTGTTAACAATCAACCTTTATCTTATTGGACAATTGGACGTGGACGTTCAAACGAAACACTTGATACCTTTAGTATTGCATCTCTTAAAATCAATCCTAAATGGTTAGACTCAGTGTTTGCAGTAAATTATAATGGCTCTCAAATAACTGATTGTCTTTTTGGTGGTTGTCAATTCAATATACAAAAAGTTAGTGATATGTCCGAAGATGGAGTACCACGTGTTTAAATTCTTTTATCATGGTAAAAAATAAAAATTTACAATTTATCTTTACAGATATTGATTTGTTTATGCCAAATTTAACGCAAGAACAAAAATCTGTTGCTTTGCGTGTTCCTCAATTACCGCAAAACCCAAGTTTGTGTGAAGATATTAACAAACTTTCTGACGTTCTTTTCCCTGTAGACCCTGTCACGGGCAACCCCGACAATATGGTTGATAAACTATTATCGCCTGATGTTTCTTCTATGGAAAAAGAGCGTATACTTTCTTTCATGCAAAAGATGCCAGCAAGCAAGCGTAACAATTTAAGTGACAAAGAACTCATGGACATGCTACCAAGTAGATACAACTCTACACTTACTGATATTGACAAAGTTCGTGATTTCTTTGAAAATGAGATTTACACGCAACTTGACGATGAAAGCAAGCAAGAAGAAACTTCTGTTCCAGGTTCAGATACTTCTCAATCTACTGAATAATTATGCCAAATTTCTTATCTCCTTTTATGTACGGGGACCCGAACTTTCGGGTACCCCCTACTTTTAATAACCCTTCTAAAAATTCTATTATGAATCCATTTTCCTTTATTAGTGCAGGTGCAGGCCTTTTAAATGGTATAGTCGGCGCCCACGGTGCTAAAAAACGCCAACAACGTGCTATTCAAAATCAGTGGGACATGTTCCACGCTCAGGTTAAGCACCAAAATGAAGTTAATGAACGTGCAATGGCTTTTCAGCGTGAAATGAATCAACGCAATGAAGATTGGAATAATGAAAGCAATGTGCGTGAACGAATTGAAGATGCAGGTTACAACCCATACCTGTACCAGAATGGTGCCATGGCTGCAAATGTTAATCAGTCTACCCCACTTGCGCAAAACGTTGCACCAACTTCCCCTGTTGATTTACCCGACCCGTTTAGTGAATTTGCACATTCTGCTATTGATTCTGTTAAAGGTATTGCTGACATTCTGTTAACAAAACAAAATACAAGAAACATTGCTGCCGATTCTGCTCGAGCAGAATATATGCTTGGCAGACAAAAGTACAAAGATAGTCAAAAGTATGCAGGTTATGACTTGCCTACAGCGGAAGCCCAGTTAACGCATACCCAGTTAGAAGATGCACGTCAACTTATGATTAAAGATACCGTTGAGGCAAATTTGGCAACTATGACAGAAAATATTTCTAAATCTTTAGCATTTGATGAAAATGACCAACCTATTACTGACGAATCTGGCCGTCAACTGATGTTGAAAGAAGTGTCTGACCGTTCTCTTTTAAAATCTAATGAAAAATTGTTGGACAAAATTAAAGCTGAAATTAGAGGTATTGAAGAAGAATCAGATTTGACCAATGTAAAAAAGAAACTAGAAAAATTTAATCTTGATAATCTTGCACCTGCTCAAGTAAAAGAAATTTATGCCACTATAGATAGAATTCAGTCTGAAATTATTCAAAAGAAAGCTGCTGCTGAGTTTATTGGCGAGCAAGTACAAACTGAACGAGTTAAGCGTACAGGTGAAATATTTTCGACTGGTATTAAAGCAAAAGATTATAAGTATTATGAATGGAATAAACTTGGCCAATTTGGTAGTAAGTTTATTCAGCTTATACCAAAAAGAAAAGGTATGGCAGCTAAGCCTAAGCCTTAATATACATGTATGTTATATATGCTGTCACTATCAGTTCTAATATTAGATAGAATGCTATAATACTCATAATAATTATCAATATCACTTTTATTATTTTGTTCATACCATTTTGTTTTATGTTGCAAATATAGATAAATTCTTTTTCATACTTAATAATTCAATAAGTTTAATTACGTTGTCTGTGAAGATAGCGTAATTTTTGTTTTATCATTTTCTAACCATATTTATATCTTTTTACAAATAGTTATTAACTATTAAATAACCTAATATAATTTAACTTATATAACTTCTATATTATTTATGTTTAATTAACCACACCTCAATAACTTATTAAACTTTATTAAATTAACTATTTATATTTATTATTATTTAACTTAATTCTTTAAATATCCCTATATTTATCTATTGTTATTCTCAAAATACTATATTTCTTTAATTCTTGTTAATATTATTATTTACATATATTTATATTTATTTAACGTCAATATAATTATTGTTAATTAGGTTAATGTTTAATAATCCGTCTTTAAGCGAGTTTACGAGCATACAAGGGGCATAGGGGACGGTAGTCCCCATAGCGATAGCACCACTCCCGCTGACGGCGAAACGTGCGCCCGAGATGCGGAGTTTACGCAGCATCATGCGCACGAGTGAAATGCAATGGAACGACCTCATAATAACTTTTTATTGTTTTCATGGAAATGAGAATGCCACCGCCATTCTCCTCCGCCCTTGTTTATTATTGGAAAACTGACAGCACATAATATCTTTAAAATCTTTTATTATGTATATTTACGTTAATATGAGTTAAATAAAGCACTTTAATTTATCTTACTAACGGTTATATATAAATCGCATATAAAATAACCTTATATTGAAAGTGTTAGTTTTCTTCCGTCGCCAAATATTTTGTTCCAGTGCGAGTGACAAGTTCCTTTGCAAATGATTTTGGAAAGCCGGGACGT